CACGGCCTGGCAGCGGTCGAACTCCGCCTGCTCCTCGGCGGTCAGGTCCCGGCCCTCGTTGCGGGCCAGGGTCACAAGTTCCTGCTGGCGGGCAAGGGCTTTCTGCAGTTCATTCATGGTTTTTCTTACCTCCTGTTGAAAATCAGATTTTTGTTTGCTTGGATCTGTCGCTCATACACGGAGAGGGGGGCGCACGTCTGGCCCGTGTCGGCCCGTCCCACTCCCACAGTGGGATCCGCAGGCACGGACACCACGGACACCTCCAGCGGCGTCCACTTCCGGGCGATCTGGCAAGGGCCGGTAAATCGCCCATCCGCAGATTGTTTCCCGGCCACCACTTCCTCCCAGGCGTCCACGCTGTACCGCACGGACGTGGTTTTCAGTGTGCCGGACCGCACTTTCCCGAAGATCTTTTCGGCGTCGTCGTCCGTGTCGAACTCCACTTCTGCCATGCCCCGGTGGTTCTCCACCCAGGCCCGGATCACCTTTCCCACCACCTTGTCGGTGTTGTGGTTGAACAGGAGAACGCCCACGCTGTTCAGGCGGGACAGGTCCACCGCGTTCTCCCCGTGGTCCAGGATCTCCATGCCGAAAAAGCGCCGGTATGGCTCCTCACTGGAAAAACTGATTGTCCGGCGTCTGCTCTCCTGGGGCTGCTCCTCCCGGGAAAGGATCTGGCCCATGCTCCTGGTGCCATGGTCCTTATCCCTGGGGCGGTTGCCCTCCGGCGTTCTGCTGGGCTGCTGCCGTTCCATTTCCAAAAATTACACCTCCCATCTCAATGCCTTTTTCTCGGCCATACTCCAGGACCTCGGCGGTTTCGTCGATGGCCTGGCGCCAGTCCTTGCCCCGCTCGGCGCAGATCTCTTGGTAGGTCTTTTGCCCGCTCTGCAGGGCGGTTTTGTCGGCGGTGCTTTCCTTGGCCGGGTCAATCCACTTTTTCGGGGATTTCACCCAGTCATGGGCCATATACTCCGCCTTTTTATCCCAAAACCCGGGGAAGGTGATCACCCCGGAGAGATAACACGAAATAATAAATTGCTCGTACACCTCGGACATGAACTCCGTCAGCAGTTCCGTGTCCTCCGCGTATGTGTCCTCGTCCTCGATGGCGTTTTGCCGGGCGGAGGAGTAGGTGGACCCGCTCATGTCGCGGGACACCGCCTCATAACTCAATCCCTGTCCCGCGCCGATCAGCCCCTGCTGAACTTTCAGGAACGCGGTGGCGTCGGTGGCCGCTCCCTTTGGATCCACCACCTGGGCCTCGTCGCCGGCGCCCATTTCCATGATCATGCCCGGCCCCAGTTTCTTGCCGGCGTAGTCCACGCGGCCGTCAGGCCCGCGAACCCCGGACCGCCCCAGGCTTGTCCCGGTCGGAATTGTCTTTTTGATCAGCACCGCCAGGCAGGCCGCGATCCGCTCCTTGACGGATACCGCGTTTATAAACTCGTTCACGTCCCGGATCCTGGTGATCGTGTGGGACATATCCGACATTTCCCGGATCTGGCTGGGCCGCCGTTTCGATTTCAGGAAATAGGCGTCCTTGGCGTCAATGTAGATCGGCTGCAGCAGGCGCCACCCCTCCAGGTCATATTGCTGGATCCAGTAGCCCACCGGCCGGCGCCAGGAATTATATTCGATCCCGCCCACGACGCGGTTTCCCTGCCGGTGCGGGGCGCTCTGTGTCACGTCCAGTTCGTCCACCTCAATGGCCTGCAACTTGAACGGCACCACGCCGCCGGAAGTGTGGCGGAACAGGAACAGGATCCCGCCGTCCACCTTCTTGCGCTCCACGGCCATGCGTAGGATCTCGGTAAAGGATTGCTCCCCGGTCACGTCGCAGTTTCTGGCCTTGCACCATTGACGCCACAGTTTTTCGATCTTGCGGTTCAGGTCGTCGTCCCCGGTCCTTGCCCGTAGGGTAAAGCCCTTTCCCACCACGTTGCGCTTGTAGGCCAGGACCACGGCCTGGAGAATGTCGCTGTTCCGCTCCAGGTCCCGGGCGCGGGCGCGTACCACGTCCCGGCTGTATCGGTCTGTGATCTCCGCGCTCTCGTTGTGTGCCCTCCACCCGGAATTGATCCGGCCGAACCCGGCCGCGTCATACCCGCGCATGGCCTCCAGCCCTTGGCGCCACGCCTCCCGCTCGTATGCTTTCTTTGGGGACACGGCCGCGATCATGCTGTCAATGAAACTCACCGCTTTACCTCCCCTCGAAAAATGCCATGTAGGTGCGCCCCAGCAGGGGGCCGCTTTCGTCGGCCGCCAGTTGCGCCTCCAGGTCGTCCCGGAGGGTTTTCAGCATGGCCAGGTCCGCCCGCGTCAGTTGGCGGCTGCCGATCCGGTAGGATTGCCCGCCCACCAGCACGGTGGTGATCGCCTTGTTGACCTGCTCCAGCAGTTCCGCCGGGGCCGCTGTTGTGTTGTCCAGTTCCATGATTGCCTCCTGTCAGAACCAGTTTTCATTCTGCTGGATCCATGTTTCCTCCGGTGCCGGCTGCGGCTTTGGCGGTGCTGGCTTTGGCGCCTGCTCCTCCGCTCGGTCCGGGTTTTTCAGGAACAGGGACCGGACCTCCAGCACGTCGGCGGCCGCCGCCGCGTACACCTCGCAGTCCAGGTAATGGTTGTCCGCGTGGGAGGATTTCAGCACCCACCGCTGAACCTCTTTTCCGGCGGCCCGCTCGGTGATCTTATGCTCCGCCGTGACCTGCTCCGCATACTCCAGATCACAGTCTTTATGCACCATCCAGGATCCGTTCCCGTTTGGCCGCCTCATGCGCCCGGCGATCATGTCCTTGTATTTGCCGCCGTCCACAAGGACCAGTTGCATACCGTTGGCCCGGCTCCCGGCCTTGTCCACGGTGGAGATCTTGTAATGGCCCTGGAGGGACGGGACGCCCTTACAGGGCCGCACCCAGTCCATGTTCATGGTGCAGAACTCATACACCGCGTCGGTCTGGTCGCCGCTGTCCATCAGGGCCAGGTCCACCATGACCTTTCCGCCGTCTGGCAGGGAAAACTCGGTATTCATAATCCGTTCCACTTCCGCCATGGAAAGCGCCTGGCCATGGGCCACGTTTTGGGAGGTCATAAAGTCGCCCCATGCTCGGATCACCCAGTACAGGCAATTTTCCTGCACGTCGATCCCGCCGGTCAGCAGTTTTGTCCACGCCGGGAGGGACCAGGCCGGAACCTCCGTTTGCCGCTCCATGACCATTTCGGCGTTGGTTTTCAGTTTGGTGTCCTCCCACGGCTCCGCCAGCCACGAATTGACGAAGTTGTGGAGCAGTTCCGGGTCGTCCTTGGCCCGCATGAACTCCCGGGCGATGTCGGAAAACCTGGTAAACGGTGAATACAGGGTATTCATCCAGTAGGCCACGCTTTTGGGTGTCGTCGTGGTCTGCCGGACGATCTGCCACCGGCCCGCCTGGAGCATGGCCGCCTTGTCCCGGTCGGTGATGATACACCCACACGCCTGGCACACGTATGTGGCCATTTCGGCCCGCTCCGCCTGGTCCGGCACGTCGTCCTTGCTGGGCCACTTGATCTGTGCGAATTTCAGTTCGATAAATTCCCCACAATGGGGGCACGGCACAAAGTAGTGTTTTTCCGCGTCCGCCTCCTCCTTGGCTTTCCAGATCGGCCCGGTTTTCAGGGTCGGGGTGGAGGCCATAAAGATCTTGCGGTTGAAAAATGTCTTTGTGCGCTCAATGGCCAGGGATACGGGGTCGGCCTCTTTTTTGGTCGCCCCCGGGAATTTGTCTACTTCATCCAGAAACAGGTATCGGATCGGGGTGGAGGCCAGGCTGGCCGGGCTGTTGGCTCCGGTCAGGTAGACGATCATATCCCGGAACTTTAGGGCCAGTCGCTTGCTGTCATGCTCCCGGTACTTCTCCGCCAGGGCCTTACACTGGCGGATCATTGGCTCCAGTTTCGCCTCCACCGTGCGCTCTGCCAGTTCGTCCGAAGGGTACACGAACATGGCCGGCGCCGGATCCTGGTCTATCAGGCTCCCCAGGGCGTTCTCCATGGCGGAGGTGCCGCCCACCTGCGTGGGCTTGACAAAGACGATCTTTTCCGTGGTTTCGTCGGAAAAGGCGTCCATGATCTCCACCAGGTACGGGGTGACATTGTTCCGCCACGGCCCTGGTATGGCGTTTCCGTTTGGCAGGACCCGGTTCTGCTCCGCCCATGCGGATGTGCTTACCCGTTCCCTTGGCCGCAGGATCTCAATGGCCGGCACCATCCACCGGGGCACCTTGTAGGGTTTTACTCGGTACTTCCTCACGGCGCGGCCTCCGGCGGGTCCTCCGCCTGCATGGCGTCCACATAGGCCGTCAGCATGGTTTCCAGTTCCTTGCGGATGGCCTTTTGTGCGTTGCGGATCGTGATGGCGTCCGCATACCCGGACTCGCCGCGGGCCAGGGGGGCGGGGATCGTCATGGCGAACTTTAGAAGGGCCGCCATAAACTCCGCCAGTTCCTCGGTGGCCTGCTCCGCCGGCAGGTATTTCCCCTCCGCTATGGCGGTTTTCAGGCGGTGGAGGCTGCCCTGGCTCTCTTTCAGGGCCACCTCCGCCTCCAGTTTTTTCAGGTTCAGTTCCGCCAGGCGGCCGCCCTCTCCGATCTCCTGGGCCTTTTGCTCCACGTGGGCGATATACCGCTGGATCGTTTCGCAGGTCCGGTACTTCCTGGCCCCGCCGCCGGGCGGGACCTCGGTTTCCAGGATCCCGTCCTGGGTCAACTGCTGGACCCGCCGGGTGGTTTTCCCCAGCAGTTGGGCGATGGCGGTGGAATTGGCCCATTCCGGCACCGTCCCGGTCAGCACCGCCGGCGTCGTGGACCTCTTTGGCGCTGTTTTTTTCGTCGTTCCCGCCACCTGCAGCACCCCCTTTTCCGCCGCCGGCCGGATGGCCCCGCCGGTTTCGCTTTCCGCCTGGTGGTGGATTTCGTTTTTTGACCTCGTTTCCTCTGGATTTTTTCGGGCCTCACCCCCTTTAGGGGGTGGGTGCCTCCCGATTGCTCCGGCCGGCGCGTCAATGCGTAACGTAACGGCCCGTTTTTCAGGGATTTTCTTGGAGAAAAACGCCGGGCCTTCCGCGCCCCGCACGGTCGCACCCCCTGGGAAGGACCCAAATGGGGGGCGCCCTCTCATTTTTCGGAGAGGGGAGGCCATGGGCGCCCATGGTATGACGCCCATGGCCATGTGATTGCCGGGCTGCGTCCGCTCTGGTACTGCGGACGCTGCGGGGTGAAAGGAGGAAAGCCCCCGCGCCTACGTTTTCTACGACGCCCTCCGCGACCAGGACGGCTGGGTCATCGAGAGCTGGGCCAACTACGTCTGCCAGACCGCCCCGGTCTACCCCTTCCGTGACGCCGCCGCCCTCTGGCACAGCTACGGCAGCGACGCCTACGATCTCCGCCAGAACGCCCTTCAGGTATTCGACGACTGAAAACAGCGCAGCCCAGCAAAACTCCAAGGGGGGACGATCATGATTGAAAACCAAAACGCATATCCCATGAACCTGCTTGTCACGCTGGATCGGAATTACGTTCCTCAGCTGAATGTCATGTTGTTTTCCGCGCTCCAAAGTGACCCCGCCGCATTTTTTGACGTATATATCCTGCACGACGAGGGGCTGTCAGCCTCCGATTTAACGGCGACCCGGGCGCTGCTGGGGCAGCGGGGGGCGCTGCATCTGATCCGTGTGGACGAAAGCGGGCTGACGGACGCGCCAACGTCAGACCGGTATCCGAAGGCGATCTACTACCGGATATTTGCCGCGAAATATCTGCCGCATACGCTGGACCGGGTACTATATCTCGACCCGGATCTTATTGTGCGGAAAAGTCTGCGGACGTTATATGGAATGCCTATGGGCGCAGCCTTCTTTGCCGCGGCCTCCCACATCAGGGCTTTTCTGCACCGTTTCAACGAACTGCGTCTCGGCATGGGAGAGGATGATCCCTATATCAACTCCGGCGTCATGCTGATGAATCTGGAAGCCTTGCGGGCAAAGCAGGACACACAGGCGGTATTTGACTATATGGAACGCCACAAAGGACGGCTCATGCTGCCGGATCAGGACATCATCAGCGCCTTGTACGGACAAAGCATCATCCCGCTGGACCCGATCCAATATAACATGACGGAAAAGCTATTCACCCTTCACCGGTTCAACGGGGATGGCATGACGCTGGACGATGTGCGGCAGCGCTCGTCTGTCATCCACTACTGCGGGCGGAATAAGCCGTGGAAGCCCGGATACGTCGGTGAATTGGACGTGTTCTACAACGAAACCGTTTCTCAAATGGAGAAGGACTTGCCATAAAAGTATCAGCAGCCTTACCGGTGTTCCGGCGAGGCTGCTGTTGGCTATATTTGATTGGAGCATCGTCACGCAGATAAACTTGGGATCAAAGAAAAATAAGTCGAGGGAAATTCCCTCGACTTATTTTCCGTGCCCTGTACCGTCCGGCTTGCCCCATAGATTACATTGTGTACCTATGAACATAAAGCGTTGTGGTTTTAAGGTTTTTGGCGGAGAAATTTTCCCGCGCGTTCAACACAAATTCAACACAAAAGCGACTTTGTGCAATTTGCCATATATAAGAAAAAACCTCGAAACCATTATGGCTTCAAGGTTTTCCTTGGTGGAGAATAGCGGGATCGAACCGCTGACCTCTTGACTGCCAGAATTTAACTTTTCCCGGTGTGTGCATAATGTACAGCTTTTTTAAAAAATATAGAAGAAAAAATCGGACCAAAACAGAGAAAATATTTCTATATTTTCTGAGTAGTATTTTCTGTTTCAACATGACCGATTGTATACCGTGCTTTCTGATTTATAAGGAGTTTAAATCAAGACCGCTTTTTGAGAGAGACCTTCTGTAAAATCATAGTAATTCCAGACTTTTCGGGTATTCCGTATTGTCGAAACTTGTGATTTCGTCATGCAGAATGCACGAACCAAAACTGTGATTTCGGATACTACTGTGTAGGGACAAAAGCTGTGATTTCGTTGCCGTGAGTGCTCGACGAAACCTGTGATTCTGTCATGTAGAATGCGGACTTTTTCTGGATAAAACCTGTGATTCTGTCATATAGAATGCAAGCTTTTTGAGGGATGAAACCTGTGATTCCGTTATTCGACTGTCACGGAAAATGTAAGGAAAAAGTGGGGTGGGACCTGTGATTTCGCAACTTTTGTGCGCGCAGCTTTCTGTCTAATCATACCTGTTCTTTAAAATCTAATTTTTGCCCTCACCGATCCTGCAAGCAGAAAGAACGTTGGAACAACTGAACCGACGAAGAAGGAGGGTGAGGAGGTGGGCAGCATGGGGGGCA